TCAGTTGTACGTGGTTTACGATCAGCCATTTTGCATATCCTTCAGCTTTTGCGCCGCATAATCTTTATTAGAAACTCCGAGACGCTTGGCGATTGCGGCCTCAGACGAGGTAATGACAACTTTATTGCGTGATGTGGAAGTATTTCTACCTCCCGGGGCCACCACGGAGCCAGCCTTACGTTGTGGTTGTCGAACCTCGGGTTCCACGTCCGCAAAGCGATCTGGGTAACGAGACCGTAAAGCCTCATTTATCTTATCATAGTACACTTCACTAGTAGAATCAACGCCAGACTCTAATAGTTCTTCATGTACGAGCATAGCGTAGCGTGTCATAGGTTTATCGCGCTGGAACCAATCGTTCTCAGCTACCCATTTCTGCGCTCGCTCGTCGGGTTTAGGTATTGCAGGTCTTGCCCGTGGTGCTGGCGCTGATTGATCTTGTACAGCGGCCCTTGCGGGTTTCCAGTTCTCTACACGTTCAGCCTGCATCTGTAGCTTAGAGAGCTGCATCTGGGCCTCTAGGACAGCGTCAGAGTCACCAGCCTCATAGGCTTCTTTGTAAGCCCGTTTGGCAGTCGTAAGCTCAGATGCCACGCGTGCCTTAGCCTCGTTAACCAATACGCCCTCACCTTCGGAAAGGTTCTTACGTAGACGATCAGCTTCGTTCTTCTGCGACTCAGCATACTGAACTGCGGCTTCCCGTTCACGTTCGGCTTCTTCCTTACGGCGACGCTCTTCGTGGTACTCAAACTTCAGCTTCTTGATACGCTTCTGTACCGACTCGCTGTGCTTTTCGAGTTCCTCGTCTTCGGGGATATCAGCTTCCGTTTCCGCTGCGCGGCGTGGACGACCTTTATCTGCGTCGGGAGTATCGTCTTCGACCTCCACTTCAAAGTCACCGTCGTCGGACATATCTACTTCAACGGCGTCTGTTTCGAGTTCTTCGTTCTCGACTACTACATTATCCTCGATCATGCGCGTGTATACCCCCGTGGGTCTTCAACTACAGCTTCGACTGTATCATCGTTGATGATGCGAAACTCTTTATTATCTACCTTAAAGCGCGTACCTGAATACGAACGGAAGATGATAAAATCACCAGCCTCGCACCATGCGCCGTTAGGGAACCGGTCTTTATCCGTATAGGCTTCTGTACCCACACTGATAACGTACCCGATAATGGAAGCAGTCTCTTCCATATGTTTTATTGAGTCCGGCATATAAACGCCGCCCTCTGTCTTGCCGTGTAGTTCTGGGATTGCGATGAGGAGTTTGTAGCCTTTAGGCTCTGGCAGCTTTGCCAGCACATTCTCGTCATCCACCTTCAAGTTGGTAGCGTTCATCTTAGTCTCCTGCAGTGATTAAAGGCTCACAGCGCCCTTTGCGTGGACTAGCCCACGTTATACGGTATTTCTACACGTGTGATGTTTAATCATCAACGTATCTTTTTTCGATCTCTTTAACCTCTGCACGTACGATACTGAGGGCCTCGTACTTTCCGACAAGTTTCCAGTAAGTTTCTTGGTCCTTGGCACCGCCCTCGGCTAAATGCTCTTGTATAGAGATGCGACTTTCGTCGATGCGCGTCAGGACGGTGTGGAAAATATTATCAGCCATCTAGGTTTACCCTCTCCGCGACTTCCATAGCCAGTCTGACTGCGGATTCTTTCTGGTCGGTCTCAAGTTCAGCGACCTTAATTGCGATGCGTGCTGCCTCTTTCTCTTCTTCAGAGGTAATACGTTCTTGCTGCAAGCGAGCGTTCTCTTGCTTGGACATAGCGTCGATGTTGAGCTTCAGCTTATCCATCTCGATCTTGTGCTTCAGCTCTGTCTCTTTGATCATCAACTCACGTTGTTGGATTTGCGTGAGTGGATCAGCCTGCTGTTGGGCAGCTTGTTCTGCAGCGGCTTCGGATTGGTCTTTCTTGAACAGCTTCTCTGCTGCTTGCGCGACCAGACGTGACACTTGAAGTTCGACGTCTTCTGGTAGCGGGGCTTCTGGGTCTGGGAGTTCCACACCGAGTTGTTTCTGTATCTCTACGCGATACTGCAGAGCGACGTGCTCCGTGATGTGGGACATCATTGAAGACTGGATAGCGCTTGCAAACGGCGATTGCCCAACGATTTGCTGGATTTTCGGGTCTTGCATAGCCATCATGTGCGTCTGGATGTGGGCCTCGTGATCCTGATATGCGAAGGCCTTTACTGGCTCTTGCTTCAATATAGCCATGTTTTCCGTCACTGGGTCTGCAGGTTTGACGTCACCCGGTAGTTTGATGATGTCGTCAGCGTCTTTAATGCCCAGAACTTCAAGCATCTGACGGTGTAGTTTGCCCATGTCATATAGCTGTGGCGCTTGCTGTGCCAACTGAAGAGCGGCTTGGTACTGCATAATGCGCTGTGCCATTGTCGCCGCGTTAGGGTCAGACACTGGAATTACGTCCACTCGACCATCGAAGTCGGAGATACGGTCAGCAGGCTCGTCCATCTCGTAGGCGTACTCTGCGGGCATGTAATCGTGTACGATCCGCGCTAGGATTCGTAGCTCTTGCTTCATTGCAGCGTGGAGACGGGCTTGAATGCCAGACATCACCTGCATTGAACGCTCCATTAGGGCTAGGGTCGTTCCTACGGGGGCCTGAGCGCTTATATCACCTATTTGGATGTCACCTACCGCACCAATGCGTCTGCCCTCGTCTACGACGTTCCCAAGCAGTGAGTACAGTACGCTTGATGGCTCTTTGTAGGGTAAGGGTACAATCGCGTCCTTGATCGTACCAGCGGGCACGTCAACGTCTCTAAACTCACCCGGCATAATGGGGGTATTGTCCCCAAGGATGCGCATCCCACGGGCCTTAAAGCCTGCGGGGAGGTTGGAGAGTGTACCGGCGTCGATCAACTGGCGCATGATAGAAGTAGCGGACTTGGTCAAACCACCTAGTGTGTGGATGAGACCCGTGCCGTAGAAGCCCATACCGGGCAAATAGGGGTAATGTACGACGTGCATGCGTTTCGCACGCTTCATGTCTTCCTCGTACCAATTACGACGGATAGCCAACACAATACTGGAAGATTTGTCGATTGTTACCACGTATGGCAGTGCAACACCGTCTACATCGTCAAAGGGTTCGGGTAAATCCAAGTCCACGTGCATCTCTAGGAGAGTGTGGCGAGGATCATCGGAGAATGTAGGGTCGGAGCCTTCCAGCTCGTTGTACTTTTCTTCAATGTCGGTGATTTCTTTGGTAGCTTCTGGAAGTTCTACATCACGGTAGAAACCGTTTACCTGTAGCTTCAAGATTTCCTCTGAGGTACGCTTCATAACGTGCGTAAACCGTGGTGCTGTGCGGAGGTTCGATGATCCGTGGGACACTACAAGGTCTTCTGCGGGTACAAACTGTGCCACAGGGCGCTCGGTGATAGGATCAAAGTAGATTTTCTTGAACGCAGAGCCTGCCATCGGGAGTTTGAACAGCATCTGCTCCATCTCGTCGCGATAATCCGGCATTTTCTCGGTAATTAAGTAGTTCAACTCAGTCTCTACACGTTGAGCCTGCTCAAACTTCTCAGGCGTCAGCTTACCCATAATCTTGGTGCGGACCGGTCCAGCGGCAGGCATCAGCTCACCCATGGCCTGCGCTTGGAATTTTATAACTGCTTCAGTCATCATCGGGTGGTAGACCCCTGACGCACCATTCCATGGCTCTGTACGCTCTTCAACCTTCATACCCAGCAAGTCCATGCCTTTGATGTAGGCGTTGGCCCACTCGCCGCGAGATGAACGGTCAGATTCGAAATGCTCAATCAACTCATTTGCAAGGGACTCAAGCTCATCGTCCTCAATAAACTCTGCGAGATTAGAGTCGTGCTCAATTTCTTCTTCAGAATCAGTACCTTCGCCAAAGTCTATTACGACAGACCCGTCGTCCATTTCGACTTCGATAACGTCGATCTCCATTGGGGCTTCGATCTCGATGTCAAGTTCCGGCTCCATAAGAAGAATGTCGCTGGGTTCCATAGGTTTTTCGACTGCCATGATATGCCTCGTTATAAGCGTTTGGACGCACTATAGCAGATATAGTGCTAAAATTGAAATACCCCATCGTAGTGTGGGGACACAACGCACGGGGGAGGGCTGTACGAAATGTCCCCACGGACGCTACCAACGTCCTGTATGAGATATACTGTAAACTTGTACCTGTGTCATCCCTGTCAATAGTACGCCGCTTTACGACGTAGATAAGAGTCATTTTCCTGCATATCCGATGGTAGCCGGATAAACCCGCCCTGACGGAACCGAAGTAGCGCCATCACTGTGCTATCGACCAAGTCATCGTTCGACATGAACGGGAACCCAGCCACTTCTTCCACCAGCTCGTCTGCCCAGCGTGTCGCCGGTACCCAGACCATGCCCGAGGATATGATATCTGACACGGAGTTCAAGCGCGCAAGTTTGTCGCCGGTCCCACGGTGCGGTGTATATTCTGTGACTGGCAGGCCCATGCGTCGCATCTCTTGGTAGAGGGCCACACCGGAACTTTTCTTCTCCACGATGAACGCGTCAGGCTCCCACCTGTTGTACTCGTCCATAGCTAGTTGTTTTAACTCAGGAAATTCCAGCCGTTCTTTTATGGAGTCCAGCAGCATGATGTTGTGGTTGCCAGTCTCCTCGTTGAGGAACACACCCCACGACGTAAGCGCGGTGTAATCGGCGCGGTTGTGCTTCTCTGCTGCCGCGTCAAGGGACATGATTATGTACTCGACGTGGGGCATCGCATCGTTCGGCCAGATGTTCCACCACTCACGTTTTACGATGGACGCTTCTTCTGAGGTGGGTTTCTGTTGATACTGCGAGTTCCACTGGAACGCAGGCATGGATGCTTTTGTGCGTAGCAGCGCCGCCAGATCGAAGAACTCAGGCCACAGCGGTTTCTGTATGGGTTTACCGTCTTCATCTTCCGAGTCTAGGATCGCGGGGAACTCAACGACCTCGTACTGGTCGGACATCTCATTCTTGACCATGTCGTTAATCACACGCCCGCTCAGGTCGTCCATATGCCATCTAGTCTGCACAATAGCCACACGGCCCCCGGGCATCAGTCGAGTACGCGCACCGAAGGTGAACCACTCGTAGGCTTTATCGAAGACGGCAAAATTCCCGTTAATAACGTCTTGCTCAGAGTGAGGATCATCCACCAGAAGAAGATCAGCACCACGGCCCGCAAGTGCAGAGCCAATACCACACGCAAAATATTCTCCTCCAAAGTTAGTGTTCCACCGCCCCGCAGACTTACTGTCCACCGCGAGCGAGACCTTCGGGAATATCGCCTTGTACTCCGGCAGGGATATCAAGTTACGAACTTTACGCCCGAAGTCCACCGCCAAGTCTGTGGTGTGCGACACCATCATAACCTTCTTGTCAGGGTTTCTCCCTAAGAACCAAGCGGGGTAGTATATGGACACCAGCTGAGACTTGCCGTGGCGCGGTGGTATGTTTACACATACGCGGTCTTTACCGTTCTCGGCGTTGGGTCCACGCTCTATATCCATCAGCATATCAGCTAGGATGCGGTGGTGTCGGCCCACTTTATAGTCTGGCTGCATCCGTTTGCAGAACTCAATCAGGTCGTCATGTGCAGCTTTATTACCCTGTCGAGAGGATAACT